CATCCGGCTGGTAGGAGGAGCGCGTGAGGGTCTACTACGACACGGAGCTACTGGAGGACGGGGAAACGATCGAGCTGATCTCGATCGGCCTGATCGCCGAGGACGACCGCCAGCTGTACCTCGTCAACCGGGACGCACCCTGGCGCCGCATCAAGAAGCACGAATGGCTGATGGAGAACGTCATCCCGGGCCTGCCTCAGCCACACGGCGACTGGCGCAACCACATGCCGAAGTCCTGGCCGATCGACTTCGACCACCCTGCGGTTCGCCGCCGGGAGCAGATCCGCGACATGGTCCGGACGTTCCTGCTCAACACCCCGGATCTGGAGCTGTGGGCCTGGTACGGCGCCTACGACCACGTGGCACTCGCGCAGCTGTTCGGTCGGATGATCGATCTGCCACGCGGCATCCCCATGTGGACCAACGACCTGCGCCAGGAAGTCCACCGCCGGGGCAACCCAGAACTGCCGGAGCAGCCTTCCGGGCTGCACAACGCGCTGGAAGACGCCAAGCACCTGAAGCGTCGCGCCGAGTGGTTGGATGCTCTACCCTGAGAGTGTGAGGCCACACACGATCTAGGGCGGGTTTAGGCTAAGCCGGGAGAAACGACCCCGCCCGGACCCATGCACGCGTACCGGCACTCCCTACGACCGAAGCCCGCAGCCGAGTCGGTGGCGGGCTTCGCACTTTCAGGAGATCCCCTTGCTGCCCACCATCGGCCGGATCGTCCACTACCGGGGCAGGGACGGGCTTCACGCCCTCCGGCCCGCGATCGTCATCACCGACATCGAGACCTTGGACCTGCGTGCTGTCGAGGCTGGAGTCATCCCCGACATCACCGACGAGGAGCACGTGCACCTCTGGGTCTTCACCCCGAACGAGCACGGCGGCTTCGTGGAGTGGAACGTGGCGCACGGCCAGCGCGAGTTCGGCATGATGCCGCCCGGCACCTGGGACTGGCCGACGAGGGTCGGATGAACGAGCTGACCCCGTACGCGGAACTCGCGGACCTGCTGGCCGACCTGGCCCTGCTGGTCCGCGAAACGCGGCGCGCCCGAGGGCTGTCGCTGCGAGATGCGGCGAGCCAGAGCGGCTGCGCGCCGGCGACCATCAGCCGTCTCGAAAACGGCGGAGACTGCTCGCTCGGCGTTGCCATCGCCCTGCTCCGATGGATGGACACCACGAGTCAGACCGCGGGGACCGAATGAGCACGTACTGGGCCAGCGTCGAGGTCGAGTGGCTCGACGGACGCAGCGAGACCTACAAGGTCGGCGGCTACGCCAACGAACGCGAATCCGTCCAGGTTCACGACAACGTCTTGTCGCTCTACATGGGCAACAGCGCCTACGGCTCGCCCGACCATGTCGCGAGCATCCCGATCCAGGGGCTCCGCTTCTGGCGGATCGCACGGCGCTGACGATCAAGACTCGGGGAGGTCCTCATGGCCTTCGGGTCCAGCAACGCCGAGACCGTCATCTTCCGGTACCCGCAGAGAACGGATAACTTCGGTGATCCGCTCCCAGGCACTGGGCGTGATGTAGTGGTCGAGGGCTGCCTCTTCGCTCCCGGGCCGGGCCGCGAAGTGGAGGTGCATGCGGCTCAAGTCACCGCGGACGGAACCGTATTCGCGCCGCCCGAAGCGCCCGTCATCACGGCGCAGGACCAGGTCGTCATCCGGGGCGACGTCTACGACGTCGTCGAGCGGCCTCGGGTATGGCTCAACGAGGGCACGGAGATTCCGGTCCGCATCGTGACGGGCTAGCAGCCACTCCCAGGGCCCCGGCTTCGGCGGCAAGTCGATGGCGCGACCACGGCTGAACGTCCAGTAGTAGCCGCTCGGGCTCTGCCACCACTCGCGACGACCGTCCGATGACGGTCCCGCATAGCGCCACCCGTGCATCAGCTGTCCTCCGGCTCCGGTTCGGCCATGGGCCAGGCGCCCTCGCCCTTCTTGCCCTTCCAGCCGTCTGGCTTCACCAGGCAGGTCTGGTTGCCGGGCGGGTGGTACCAGATCGGCCGCGGCGCCGCCTTGACCGTACCGACCCAGTACATCCCGAACACGATCGGGTTCTTGCAGTGCCGACAAGTCCCACTGTCGGTGGGCGCCGCAGCGCTCATCGGATATCCCCGCGCTCATCCACCAGGCGCAGACGCATCTCGCCGCCGCGCAAAAAGAAGACGAACTCAGGTCGCTCGTTCAGCGATCGGTACAGCTCCGCCAGACTGAACGCCGCGAGGTCGTACTCGCCCTCCCGGCGCCCCATCTGGCCGCCCGCGACGACGCCATCGCTGTCGACCGGCACGGCCTCCAGCTCCCAGGTCACTTGGTCGCTCTGCTCCACGATGATGCGGACGCGGTTCACGTGCGTGGTGTGGATTTGGGTGTCGATTCTCTCCAGCATGTCGACAGGGTATCAGCCCTAAAACGACACTGGGCGCCCCTCCCGAAAGAGGCGCGCCCAGCTAGATGGGTCAGGTCAGCAGGGACCCGTGCCGCCCATACGGGCGGTGGTGGCATCCACACGGACCGAGTTACGGCCGGTGGTACCGGCCGGGCTCACCCACGTGGTGATGTCGTCCGGGTTCACGTTCCCGTACAGGTCGATGTTCTCCGTCAGGTGACCGGCCGTGGTGGTCGGATACGTGCCGGACAGCATGTCGGTGCACTGGAGCGTGGCGTCACGGGTAGTACCGGCGACCTCGCCGAACCACTCGTTCACCGTGCCGTTGGTCAGTGCGGTGGCGGAACCGCTGGTGTCGTACCAGCCGACCCGCTGGAACCACGTCGAGCCGTTGGCACCCGTGCCGTAGCCGACATCCCACTGGGTCGGCACCGTGGCGTTCCGCTGGATGCGGAAGTGCCGCGACCCGCCGACCGCACCGTTCAGGCTGATGCCCGCGTAGATGGTCGTGTTGGCCGGGTCGTCGTGGTAGTACGGGCTCGCCGCGTTCCAGCCGGTCCACACACCGTCGCGCCAGTAGCCGACGAAGAGGTGCGGGTTGGTGGTGTCGCTCCCGTTGACGTTGGGGCTGTTGGTGTTGTCGATCGTCCAGCCCAGCTCGATGCAGTTGCGGCCGGTCGACGGGTAGTCGCAGAGTGCCATCTCCCACAGCGTGTGGGTCTCGGCCGGGCTCAGCCACGGCCGGGTGATCTGCGCGTCCGCCTTCATGCCGGTCGCCGACTGGTTGTCCTCGGCGACCGCGTAGGTGTAGTAGCCGGTGGCCAGGGAGTTGACCTCGCCCTGTGCGCCGCTCGGCTTACGCGGCGGCTGGACGTGCTTGCCAGGGTCCGGCTTGCTGATCGGCACGAAGCCGTTGCCGGTCTGCGCGGACGTGGCCGAGATCGGCACGAAGCCTTCGTCGGCCTGGGCCGGCGCGACGCCCATGGCGCCGACGCCGAGCACCACCGCGAGCGCCGCCAGGGCGGACGCGAAGCGATTCTTCATGAAGTCTCCTCTGAGGTTGCGCCAGGGCGGGAACGCCGGGCGCGGCTGCGAGCGTATCAGCCAGCACCGACGTTTTCAGTGCTCCAGCCGCTGGAGGTGGTACATGGCCTGGCGCGTGATTACCCGCTACGACCCGAACAAGAGCGGCATCCAGCGCATCGCTGTGGGGCTGGAGCTGCGTGCGGCTGTGACCAGCATCGCCGAGCAGGCCAAGGGTTTCGCTGAGCTGACCTCGCCCAGCGGCTTCGAGGGCTACGAGTACCAGTTCGAGGTCGATGTGGACGTCATCCCTGACATCCCGAATCGGCGTCAGGGTGAGCCCATGGCGCGTGTCGCTGCCGCGGTGGTCAACCAGAGCCGACTCGCCACGCTCGTTGAGGTCGGCGGCAAGAACAGCGAGGAGTACCGGGTCCTAACTCGGACGCTGAAGTGGATCGACAGTCAGGCGGGCATCTGATGGCTGATCCGTTTCGCCGGTATCCGGACGGCGCCAAGACGATAGCGAAGATCCTGGAGCAGTTTGTGCCGCCGGTGGCGAAGGGCAGCCGGGTCGGCACACGGTTCCCCTCCGACCTGACCGGCCTGTTGCCGTTCATCCGAGTGGTCCGCCAGGGCGGCACCGACGACGGGGTCAGCGACTACCCGATCCTCTACATCACCGTGCTTTCCGCGTCGATCAGCGAGGGCGAGACGCTCTCCGAGCGGATCCGCCAGAAGCTGACCACCGAGAAGCTGCGGCTCGGCTCGATCGTCGTCGACCGCGTGAAGTGCGATGCCGGCGCAGTCGAGCTGGAGCCCTGGGCTCCGGGGATCTCGCGCTTCGAGGCTCAGTACACAGCAGTCTTCCGCCGGTACTCCGCTCCGGCGTAAGGAATCGCCCACCCTGCCCGCCCCGCTTGACGGGGCTCATCGCCATGCCCCGATCTTGAAAGGAAGGGCACCCTATGAGCTACTCCGCTCTGCGCGAGAAGCAGAACGAGCTGATCCGGAAGGCCCGGGACGGCTCTGTCTTCATCGCGCCCATGTCCACCACCAACCTGGCGTCGCTCACAACCGGTTCCAGCTCGGACCTGGTCACCCTGCCCACCGGCTGGGAAGACCTCGGCTGGACCTCCACCGACGGCGCGTCGTTCGGCCGCGAGACCGAGACCTCCGACGTGAACGCGTTCGGTGCGCAGGAGCCGGTCCGGTCCGACATCACCTCCGACGTGATCACGATGGAGGTGACGGCTCTTGAGACCAAGCTCCTGACTTTGGGGCTTTACATCGGCGTCGACACGTCCGGCATCGAGGCCGCGGCAGTCACGGGTGAGGTCAGGATCGCGAAGCCCACTCGGGCCGCCAACTACCACTACCGGGTGCTCGGCCTGTTCGTGGACGAGATCGAAGAGGGCGAGATCTACCTCGGCCGGTACATGCCGCGCGCCAAGATCACCGACCGTGCCGAGCAGGTCTACGCCGACGGGGACGATCCCGTGCAGTTCGGTTTCACCTTCACGGGCTTCGAGGACAGCACCGCCGGCACGTCCCACGAGTGGCTCTTCGGCGGGCCCGGTTGGAAGGCGCTGCTCACGAAAATGGGGATCACCACGGCGACGCCGTGACCCTGAGGCTCTCGTCACCGATATGATGGTCGCGTGGATCATCGTATCGTCCCCTGTGGGGACTGTGGCGCAGAGCTGAAGGTCCCCCTCGTGGGCCGTGGCAAGGATCGTCGGTTCTGCGACCATCGCTGCCAGACCAAGGCGTGGAAGAAGGCGAACGCCGAGCGCCATGCCCAAGGTCTGGCAGCGATCCAGCAGAGGCAGACCGAAGCCCTGGCCGCAACCAAGCCGGTCTGCAAGTACTGCCCAGACCGGATCCCGCCGGGACAGAAGTTCCTGTGCGGCAAGCCCGACTGCCGACGCAAGCACCGGAACGAGGCGCAACGCGCCGCGCGGGCCGCCTACAAGGCTCAGCACGGCAAGTCCTACGACCCGCAGAGCAAGCGCGCCGCGAGGGCTCTCAGGAGGGCGCGCAAAGCATCCCCGGAGGATGCCGAGCGCTTCGATCCGCAAGAGATCTACGAGCGGGACGGGTGGATCTGCGGTATCTGCCACCAGCCGGTAGACAGCAAGCTGGTCTACCCGGATCCCATGTCCGCCAGCCTGGACCACATCCAGCCGCTGGCGCTCGACGGGAAGCACCGACGTGACAACGTGCAGTGCTCCCACCTGATTTGCAACCTGAGCAAGGGCGCCAGGGTTGACCTGGAGATCCAGCCGCTCAGGTAGCACCCAGAACGCGCAGTACGAGACGAAGGGCCGGACGCCATGTCCGGTCCTTTTTCGTGCCGGCGCAACGGTCGGGGGCGGCGGCTTGGGTGGGCACGCCGTCCCCGACTTCTACCTGTTCTGCCCCGCCCGCCCTGGAGGAAGAGATGGCCGAGAACGAGCCCGTCACCTACGTGAAGATCAGCTCCATCGACGGCGGCGTCATCGAGCGCAATGCTGTCACGCCCGCCGACCACGTGCAGTTCAAGGGCACCGGCTGGGTTCGCAAGGACAGCGCCGCCGGTCGGCGCGTCACCAGCCCGAAGAAGAGCGACGACGGCGAGAGGCTCAGCGCGTCCGCGATCACCGCGCACGCTGCGGTGGCCACCCTCGACAACGGCAGCACGTCGAGCACGTCGAGCACGTCGAGCACCAGCAAGTCCCCGAAGTCCTGAAGGGCGGGGCGAGACCTTCAGGGTTTCGCCCCGTTCCCTGAATCCCACCCACCCGAAAGGCCCACCCGCCATGACCGATTCCATGAACCCCGAGCTGACCCAGTCGCCCGTCCACGACGAGACGGGTATGCCGGTCGCCGGGTTCCCGCCGCCCAGCACCGAGCCCACCGCGGACCAGATGGTCCCCGAGGAGATCCGTCTCCGGCGCGCCTCGCTCAAGCCGCTGTTCAACCTCGACGAGCTGGAGAACGAGAAGACCTCCGAGCCGTTCGTCTTCGAGTTCGGTGGCGACGTGTTCGAGCTGCTCGACCCGAAGGACATCGACTGGCAGGACCTGCTGGTCATCCAGGAGAACCCGCGCCTGACCCTGCACGTGATCATGCCGGAGGATCAGCGCGCCCAGTTCCTGGAGAAGAAGCTGCCCATGCGCAAGTTCGAGGTCCTGCTGAACCGCTGGCAGCAGCACTTCGGGCTGCCGACCCCGGGGGAAGACAACGGCTCTGCCGGCTCCTAGCGCGCTACGCAGAGCCGATCAAGGCTGACTTCGCTCACCGCTACCCCGGCAAGGACGTCACGAAGATGTGGCAGCAGCGGCAATGGCGCGAGCTGCTGCTGCTCATCGACTGGCTCCCGCGCAACAGCGCGTACATGGAAGCCCTGAGCGAAGACGAAGAGGTCGCCGAGGACTTCCTGTCCCAGGCTGAGAACAAGAAGGCCAAGGGCGCCAGGCCGAGGATCTCCGAGTGGTCGCCGGAGCTGGAAAGGCTCACCGACACTGTCGACCGGCTCGGCGAAGTCATGCAGGCGGTCGTCGCCTCCAACGGCGGGAAGCCGCCGAGGATCAGGCCGCAGCTGCGACCCAAGACGGCGATCGACAAGGTGCGCGAGCGCAAGCGCCACGAGCACCACAAGAAGGTCGTTTCGCGCGTGCTCATCCAGCAGCCCGACGGCTCGCTGGCTCCGGTCCAGATCGGCAAGCCCAAGCACACGAAGAAGGCATCGCCCGCATCGGCGGCTACCCCACAGCGGCCGGTGATCCTACCGGGCGAAGACCCGTTCCGCCTCAAGGCGCCGCGCCGACGTGCGGCTGCTCCTGAGGGCGGAGCGGTAACGGGGGAGCCGAAGGGACCCGCCACGGGCGACCCGAAGCCGACCTCCTGAAGGCACGGCCCATCTCCGATCTCGCCGCCAAAGGAGGTGGGCCGTGCCGTACAACGCCGGTACAGCGTACTTGCAGGTTATTCCCAGTTTCCGTGACATCGAGAAGAACATCGTCAAGGATCTGCGGCATATCGCTCGTGCGTTCGGCAACGAGCTGGAGAAGCAGATCCCGAAGACGCTGTCCGATGCGCTGTCGAAGGCGACACGGGACGCGGAGAAGGACGTCACCAAGTCGGCCACTGACCTGGCCAACGCGCGCGCAGACGCGCTGCGCAAGGTGCTCGACGACGCGGCCGAGGAAGACCTGCGTCGCACCCGTGAGAACACCAAGAAGCAGGGTGACCTGTACGGCGGGCTCGCGACCATGCGTCGCAAGCTGGCGGAGAAGGACCTACGCGAGTACGACCGCAACCGCGCCGAGGAGGTCCGCCTCGAAGAGCAGGCCGCCAAGGCGCGCATCGAGTCGGCCCGGCGCGAGATCGGCGAGCGCTCGAAGCTGCTGGAGCAGGCTCGCCGCGAAGCTCAGCGTGCGGCGAACGACGCATTCCGCGGGACGACCGCGGGGCGCGCTCAGGGCGGCACTCAGGCGGCGCGTGATGCCATCCAGAACATCCCCATCCACATCGACGACGCCAGCATCGATGGCGAGATCCAGCGCATCCGTGCCCGGCTCAGCACGCTAGGCGACTTCAAGATCGGCGTCGACATCGACGTCGAGGACTTCGCCACGCAGGTGCAGGCCGAGTTCGAGCGGCTGCGCACGATCGCCCATGACCTGACCGTCGACATCGACGTCCGTACGGACGCGGCTGCGGCAGCCACCGAGCTGGGCGCCGTGCTCGTGCTGCTCAACCGGATCGACGGCCAGGACGCCAACGTGGACGTCAACGTCGACACGGACTCTGCGCGTGCTCGCTTCGTCGCGTTCGGCCAGTCGCTGGAGGTCAACCTCTCACGTCTGGGCAACCTGATCGCGCTGGGCGCCAGCCTCGGCTCGGCCATCGTGCCGGCCGCGGCGGTCGCGACAGCGGCGATCGGCGCTCTGGGCACCGCGGCTCTGGCCGCCGGCTCCGCGATCGGCGTGATGGTGCTCGGCTTCGGTGGTGTCGGAGATGCCGTCAAGGCGCTCTCCGCCGCGGCCGACGACGAGGCCAAGACCAACAAGGCCCTGGTCCAAAGCCAGAACCAGGTCGCCAACGCGATCGACGGCGTTACCTCCGCTCGCCGGTCGCTGGCCAACACGATCGCCAACAACCGCGACGCGGCCATCCGCGCTGACGAAGCCGTGGCCTCCGCCGAGCGGGCGCTCCAGCGCGCCCGCAGGGAGGCGGCTCGGTCCGTCGAGGAGTCCGAGCGTCGCGTGGCGGCAGCCCGCCAGCGCGCTGCTCAGGACGCTGCGGACGCGGCTCGCCGCGTGCAGGACGCTGAGCGCGCCCTGGCGTCCGATGAGCGGAACGTGCTTCGCGCGCGCGAGGCGCTGACCGAGGCCTACCGGGACGCCCAGAAGGCTCTCGACGACGTCGCTTCCTCGATGAAGCACAACTCGCTCGACCAGCAGCAGGCCCTCCTCGACATCGCTGAGGCGAAGGAAGAGCTGGACAAGCTGCTGGCCAACCCGCGGGCCACGGACGCCGAGCGGGAGCAGGCCCGGATCAACTACGAGCGCCGCAAGCTCGAACTCCAGGACCTGACGACCACTCAGAACCAGCTGAACGAGGAGTACGACAAGTACACCGAGAACGGCCTCGAAGGTTCCGAGCAGGTGATCAACGCCCAGGAGCGGATCCGGGATGCCGAGGAGAAGGTCGCGGCCGATCGCAGGGCGCTGGCCGATGCTCAGAAGGCGCAGACCAAGGCGCTGATCGACGGGCAGAAGGCCATCGCGGACGCGATCCGGGCCCAGCAGGAAGCACAGGAGCAGTCCGCCGAACGCATTCAGGACGCCGAGCGGCGCCTGGCCAGCGAACGGCGCGACCGTGACGCTCAGCAGCGCCAGGCCGCGTTTGCCCTGGCAGGCGCTCAGCAGGCCGTGGTGCAGGCGCAGCGTGCGCTGGCCGGGGCGTACGCCTCCGCCGGGGCCGCGGGCGGTGCCGCGCTCGACAAGGTCAACACGGCGATGGGCAAGCTGTCCCCGACGGCTCAGCGCTTCGCACGGTTCATCTTCGGCCTGCGTGATGACTTCTACGATCTGCGGGCTGCGGCCTCGGATGGCATGCTGTCCGGTCTCCAGACGGCGATCACGTCGCTGCTGCCGTACCTGCCGGCCATCCGGGACTTCGTGCGCAAGGTCAGCAACAAGCTGGGCCAGACCTTCATCGACTTCGCCGATGCGCTGAAGGAGCCCGTCTTCCGGGAGTTCTTCGACTACATCAAGAAGACCGCAGTTCCGACCCTGGATGACCTGTTCACCATCAGCCTGAACCTGTTGCGCGGCCTCACCGGTCTGTTCCTCGGGTTCACCCCGTTCACCGAGGATGTGACCGGCGGCCTGGTGGACATGTCTCAGGCGTTCGCGGACTGGGGCACGTCACTGGGCCAGAACCAGGGCTTCCAGGACTTCCTCCAGTACATCCGCGACAACGGCCCGACGGTGGTCGAGTTCTTCGGCAGCATCGTCAAGCTGGGCGCCCGGTTCGTTCAGGCCATGGCGCCCATCGGTCCCGTGGTGATCCGCATCCTCGATGCGATCGTCAGCTTCCTGGCGAACCTGCCGCCAGACGTGCTCGCCGCGATCGTGGCCGGTATCGCCGGTCTGGCCGCGGCTCTGGGCGTGCTGAGCGCGGCTACCTCGGTGGCAGCCATCAGCACGACGGCACTGATCATCGCGGGCGTGGTGGCTGCCGTAGCCGCCGCGGTCGCCGCGATCGTGCTGCTCTTCCAGAAGGTCACGCCGCTGCGAGAGTTCTTCGTGAACCTCTGGCGCACGATCAGCACGGCCTTCGTCAACGCTTACAACGACATCAAGCCGTCCCTCGACCAGCTGGGCGATTCCGCCCTTCAGTTGTGGCACGGCGCCTTCCTCCCGGCCTTCCGCGGGATCTGGGATGTCGTGCAGCAGGTGTGGGGGTACCTGAAGCCGATCTTCCAGATCATCGGTCTGGCTCTGGCCGGGGTCGGCAAGGTCGTGATCTGGCTCTGGAAGAACGTCTGGGTCCCGTACTTCAGCTTGATCGTCGACTACATCACCGAAGTTGTCGTGCCGGTCATCCGCTGGCTCTACAACAACGTGGTCAAGCCGGTCTTCGCCAACATCCAGACGGCGGCGAACGTCCTGGCCGCGGTCGCGAAGGTCGCGTTCGGTGTCATCCAGATCGCCGCCAAGGTGCTGGGTGCCGTCTTCAAGACCTTCTACGCGCTGTTCATCCAGCCGTTCCTCAACAAGATGCGGCCGTTCTTCGACTGGCTGACCGGGATCATCCGTGATCACGTGCAGCCGGCCTGGGAGAAGGCGATCAACGCGCTCGGCAAGTTCTGGGAGGACCTGCGCAAGCGGGCCTCCGCGCCGATCCGCTTCGTCGTCGAGACCCTGCTGAACGACGGCATCCTGAAGGGCTACAACAAGCTCGCCGACATGTTCGACGTCGATCCCAAGAACGTGCAGATCCCGCCGCCCAAGGCGGGCTGGTCCACCGGTGGTGTGATGGACGTCCTGCCCGGATACCGGCCCGGGGTCGACAACCACACGTTCGTCTCTCCCACCGGTGGAGTCATCGGCCTGTCCGGCGGCGAGGGCATCCTGCGGCCCGAGCTGACCGCTCTGGTCCGGCCTTGGCTGGAGCAGGGCAACAAGGTGGCTCGCACGGGTGGCAAGGCGGCGGTCGGGCGATGGCTCGGCGGCTACGCCCGCGGCGGCGTGCTGGGCGACTGGTTCAACTCGGCCAAGAAGAAGGGCAGCGAGTTCTGGGGTGGCTTGAAGGACAAGGCCTCTGACGTCTACGAGGGCGCCAAGTCGCTGATCTCCGATCCGGCCGGGTTCCTGAAGAAGATCGCCACGGGCCTGATCAACCTGGTCCCAGGCCATGACACCTCGTTCGGCAAGGCCGTCATCGGGCTGCCGAACAAGGCGCTGAGCTTCCTGACCACGAAGATCCAGGACGTGCTGTCGCTCGGTGGCGCAGCAGGGGACGGCGGAGCCGGGATTGCCGGCGGCAGCGCCCTCGGCGGCTCGGCAGGCATGATGCGCATCCTGCGCGCCGTGTTCCCGGGCTTGCCGCTGATCTCGGGCTTCCGGCCTCACGCCATCACGGCCACAGGCAACCCGTCGTATCACGGCAAGAACCGCGCCGTGGACCTGCCGCCCCGCATGGACGTGTTCAACTGGCTGCGGGCTAACTACCCGAACTCGCGTGAGCTGATCTTCTCCCCCGCGGGAGCGCGTCAGATCCACAACGGCCGACCGCACGTCTACACCGGCATCACGAAGCGGATGCACTACAACCACGTGCACTGGGCGTACGACAAGGGTGGCTGGCTGCCGGACACGCGCCAGATGCCTGGTCAGATGATGTCGGTCTTCCACGGCCGACGTCAGCCGGATGCCGTGCTCAGCAACGAGCAGTGGAGCAACGTCAGCCGTCTGGCGCGGCAGGCCACGTATGTCGGGGGTCGCGGAGGCGACAACTACAACTTCGACTTCGCCAACTCCACGCTGACGGCCGACCGTCTCTCCTCGATCCAGTCGCAGCGCGACACGCTGCACCGGGTCACACGTCCCAACTGGTGACCTGCCGCGGGCTACGGCTCGCGGCAGGTCTGCACCCACCGAGAGGGGTGAGGCATGGCGATTCTCGCCGGCGGACTGCTCGTCGTCCCGGAAGAACCCGAGATCATCACCCCGCCTACGGTCGCGTATCGCGAAGACGTAGGCACGATGACGGCCTCGTGGATCGACCCCACGGGCATCGAGTGGCCACTCAGCACCACCGATGACGAGCTGGGCTGGTTCACCATGAACGGCCCAGCGTCATGGGGCGCAGCGCCCATCGAGCTGGTCACCGACGAACTGAGTCGCGGCGGCGAGCAGGTGCGCTTCATCCGCAACAAGCCGCGGCGGTTGCAGTGGCCGATCTACGTCTTCGGCGACGACCACCAGCAGTACATCGACCGCATGCGCCGGATCGTGCGGGCCTTCACCATGACGAGTCAGCGCAAGTCCCACGGCTACCTGCGCATCCAGCGACCCGACGGCCGGTACCGCGAGATCGCCTGCTACTACGAGCAGGGCTTCGAGGGCGAAGCGGAGCAGGGCCACCTGTGGTCCAAGCACGTCATCACGCTGTACTGCCCGGATGGCTACTGGTCCGGCGACCGGCCGATAACCGCGGAGCGCTCGTTCACCGCTCCGGAGAACCCGGACGTGCCCGGCCAGCCCGCGAGCTTCTACACCCGGTTCATGTACGTCACCAGCTCGCAGATCGTCTCCGCCCCCGGCGCTGGCGAGACCGCGAACACCGAGATCAACAACCCTGGCGATGTCGACGCCTGGCCGGTCTGGACGATCACCGGCCCGGCCACCAAGGTCACCTGCGTGAACGCGACGCTCGGTCTGCGCTTCGCGGTGACCTACACGCTGACCGCCGGGCAGAGCATCACGATCACCACGAACCGTCCAACGGTGCGAGGGCCAGGTGACGCCAACCTGTCCAAGTACGTCGACTGGTTCAACGTCGCTGGGGGCGCCTACCTCTGGCCGCTGACCGACGGCGTCAACCAGATCCTCTTCCAGGTCGACGGCGCCGGGACCGGTACGAAGATCCAGATGGCCTTCACGCCGCGGCACGAGACCGCCTGATCAGACGGGAGACGCCGTGCCGACATACCGCGTAGGTGTCACCCTCGCCAAGGAAGATCTGATCGCGTGGCAGCCCCGGCTGATGGGCAACGATCTGTTCTGGATCGAGCCCAACAGCGACGGCATGCCGCCATCCTGGCAGGACCCGCGCTTCGCGTACTGCAAGGCCACCGGCGCCCAGCCGATCGTCGGCACGCGCGTAGACGGTGACTCGTCGAAGTACCCGGCGCTGATCCAGCACTTCTCGAACATGCCGAGCTGGATCACCACGCTGTACGTGACCGAGCACGCGGCACCGGAAGCGGACTACGAGGCCAACCAGACCCTCTTCATCAACAACTACCGGGACTGGTACAACAACGTCATCCAGGCGCTCCCCGCTGTGGTGCGCGCCAAGGTCAAGGCCGGTCCGGTCGTCGACTACGAGTGGACCGAAGACCCCAGCCTCGGCATGGGCAACTACGCCCGCTTCGACCCGGGCCTGGAGTACTCCGACTTCTTCGGCGCGAACTTCTTGATCGAGCCGGACAACGGCGCGGGAGCCGTGGCGACCGCGTACCCGGCGGGCGCCAGCTACTTCCAGAACTTCAAGCTCTACCGGCTCTCGGTGGCCGACACGCGCCCGCGCTTGATCCCGAAGATCGGTCTGGTCGGGATCCCGGCGGACACCACCGGGACGGCCCGGCAGACCGCCATCCAGGCCATGTACGACGAGATGGCCACGTGGTCCGCAGGCACTACGTTCTGGACGTTCATCGGCGCTGCCTGGCTCAATGACCGGGTGACCCGGCCGTTCCTGGCTGGCCTGGGCACCAGCCGGTACTACCAGCTGGACATCCGTCAGACGGCGGTCAACACGTACGCCGTCTACGCCGGGGTGCCGGTCCCGCCGCCGCTCTACACGATCAACCAGATCTGGATCGCGAACTCCTCGAACCCGAGTCAGGTTCAGCCGGCCACCCCACCCACACCGCCGAACCCGGTGGTACCGCCCACGACGATCGAGCTGCCGCCGGGCGGTATCCCGGTCGACACTCCGGCCTCAGCCGCCCTGCTGGCGGCGGACTACACGATCCTGATCACCGACGCGAACCTCCAAGTGCTCGGCGACCCGATCCACGAGTGGAAGACCTTGCAGGTCACCATTCGCTGGAAGGAGCCCGGCTCGGGGATGATCACCGTCCCGGCCCACCAGTACATCCGGCAGCAGCTGATTCCTGGCGCCCGCATCGTGATCCTCCGGCGCGTACTCGGCACCTTCCATGTCCTACTCTCCGGACCGCTGGAGAAGTTCACCCGAGAACGCGCCGACAGCGGTGACAACGGTGGCGTCGGCATGCTGACGATCTCGTTCGTGGACGACCTGTCCTGGCTCGCGGCCCGGCTTGCATTCCCGGACCCGACGAAGCCGATCGACCAGCAGACCACGGACTACTGGAACTTCTCGGGTGACCCCGAGTTGGCCATGCTGACTCTGGTCAACACGCAGGCGGGCCCAGGAGCGCTTGTGCCGCGTCGGGTACCCAAGCTGGTGGTCGCTGCCTACAGCGGCCTCACTGGGACCGGCACCGTGGCTCTGGGAGACACCAGCGACGTCGCTCCGCGCGAACGCCTGGAGAAGCTGACCGACGTCCTGCGTAACATCGCGCTCGCCGGCGCCAACCCGGTCGGCAGCTCGATCTACCATCCGGACTCGCTCGGGTTCCGGACTCGGCAGACGCAGATCGCCGGACAGGACGTCATCCTGTTCGAGCCGATCCGCTCGCGTGATCTGTCGGGCGAGATCCACTTCTCGTTCGGTCGAGGAAACCTGGAGTACTACTCCTTCGAGCAGGAGATCCCCAGCCTGACCCACGCGATGGTCGGCGGCCAGGGCGACGGCGCGGATCGCTTCATCCGCGAGATCGCCACCACCGAGCCGGACTCGCTGGCCTGGGGACGGTTCGAGGGCTACGTGCCGCAGCCAGGCAGCCAGACCCTCGCCCAGGCCACCGATGCGGCTACCTCCGAGATGGCCGACAAGCTGGAGACCTCGCGCCTGGCCACCAACGCCAGCGACACCGTCGACCAGCGCTTCGGCGTCCACTACAACATCGGCGACGTCGTCAGCATCGAGCTGGACGAGAACGAGTACGAGATCGCTCCCATCCAGACGATCAACGTTCAGGCCTGGCCCACCGCGGGCGAAGTCGTCGGCCTGACGATCGGCGACCAGTCAGCGCGCTACGACTCGGCCTGGGCCAAGCGGATGCGCAACCTCGAACGCCGCGTCGGCCGCCAGGAGCGCCGACTCGGATGACCCACCTATCGCATGAAGGAGGCGGCTGATGCCGGAGACTTCGTTCCCATACGCCAACGGCCAGGGCGTCACCGACGCCGCCTACGAGAGGCTGATGGCCCGCGTCACCGCGAACGGCCGGATCGACCTGGACGTCACCGGCAACACGCTGACGACCACGCCGATCGTCTACGCCGACTCCACCGGTCGGCGGTTCAAGGTGCGCGCCAACACTGCCTACCTGGTCCGCGGCTTCCGCTGGGAGGCGGGCGACGAGGGGCTCATCGTCTCGCTCAACGCGAACTCCTCCGGTAACCCCCGGCTGGACCTCGTGGTGCTGCGGCTGGACCGGACGAACTTCACCGTCCGGCTCCAGGTCATCCAGGGCACACCGGCCGCCGTCCCGACGCTGCCCGCGGTGACGCAGCAGACGACCACCACCGGCCGGTACGAGGTGCCGATCGCCTCGGTACGCGTCAACAACGGTGCGACCAACATCGCCAGCGGCGACGTCACCAGCTACGAGTTCTGGCTGGCCGAACCGAACGTGATCGGCCACTCCAGCACTCGTCCGGCCGTGAAGCCCGGCTCGGTCTGGACGGAGTACGACACCGGCCGCGGCTACCTCGGGCTCGCCTCGAAGTGGCACCTGTTCGCCGAGGATGCCTCGCCGTACACCTTCACCGCGAACGGCAGCTGGGATCCGGACCGGTTCTACTGCTACGCCACGCGGCGCAACGGCTGGGTGATGTTCCAGGCGATGATCTACCGGAAGAACGGGCTCAGCGACGCCCAGCCCGGAACGGACATCCCGATCTGCACGCTGCCGGATTCCTACCGGCCCGCGCTGAATCAGTACGGCGACGGCGCGATGACCGGCAACGCTCAGGTTCGCATCTTCGTGGACCGCGACGATGGCAAGGTCACGCTCTTCGACCACGAGCTGCTCAAGGCCGGCATGTTCGTCCACTTCGGCCCGATGACCTGGCCGGTCAAGTCCTGAGAGGAGGGGCCACATGGCTCGGTATCGGTTCGGTGGCGGCCCGCAGGACGTCTACATGTTCGAGGACACCGATGGCGACCTGCACGCCGGTGGTGGCTTCAACGCCTTCTTCTTCGACGGCCCGGACCCGGCCGCCAGCGCGGTGACCGACCTGCTCGACGAGGACGGCAACGCGACCACCTACATCACCACCAGCGACGGCAGCACGGCGCCGGTGGGCCCTGCGCGCGGCCAGCTCCCCATCTTCTGGGGTCCGGACGAGGTCTACGAGCTGTGGGTCTCCATCAACGGTTCCCCGCGCGTTCTGATGACGCCCAACAACACGACCGAGGTGATGGCTCCGGTCAAGCTGGCCGTCGACAACCTGCTCACCAGCGGTAACCCGAACCCGCTGAACATCGCCTTCGGCGCGCTGATCGGCATCGACTCCGAGTCGATCGACACGGCCCCGGTCGGGTCGACGATCATCAAGCAGGTCGACGGCACGTACGGCGCGGGCGGCGCCCCGATCCCGCTCTCGGACACCATCTGGGTGGCAGCCTCGGATGCACCCGGCTCCTTCAGCGCCGCGGCCTACCTGTGCGACGGCGTAGCCGACAACGTCCAGATCCAGGCAGCGCTCGACAACGCCCTCGGCATGAAGGTCGGCCTGAGCCCCGGCACCTTCAACATCGCGACTCCAGTGGTCATGTCCGGCCCTGACAACGCCACTCTCAACACGTCGCGCCACCTCTTCGGCTGCGGCAACACCTCGACCAAGCTGGTCGTCGGCTCCGGTGTGCTCGGCGCGATCAACCTGACCAAGGGCGTCAGCGCGCACATCTACGACATGCAGTTCACCGTGACCGGCGCCTCCCGCGCGATCTACTCCAGCAAGACCACTACGGTCGGCGCTGAGGTCCGCGGCTTCTACAACGGCAGCATCCGCCGGGTCAACATCATCGGCCCGAACGACGGCACGCACTCGCAGTACGCGATCAGCCTGAAGTCGGCGTTGCAGTTCACCGTCGAGGACGTGCTGATGTACGGCGTCATCGGCGGCATCGAGATCGTCAACGAGGACGGCGGCATGCAGGGCGGCTACGGCATGGTCCGCCGCTGTCACGTGCTCGCCGCGGGCACCGGCGCGACTGGCTTCCGCCTCTCCACCGATGCCGGCGTGACGCGCAACGTCACCTTCCAGAACTGCTCGGTGAAGATCGACCCGGTCTACACCAACACGCGAGGCTGGAACCTGGCGACCCCCAGTGGCCTGATGTCCGGCATCAAGGTGATCAACGGCGAGGTCAAGGGCGCCGCGATCGTGATCCGCAGCGAGGGATCGGTCTACGAGTGCGAGTTCGACGTCACGTATGCCAACATCCGCAACGGGGCTCAGGCGGCATCCACCGGCGGCTACGGCCACAAGTTCAGGTTCCACGAGTTGGAGATCGAGGCTGGCGCTACCACCACGCTGATCAGTGACACCGGCGGCCAGAGCGGCAACATCCCCAACGAGTACGACGTCCACGTCTACGCGATCTCGGGCACGACCACGAACGTCTCGCTGGGCACCGCCCTGGTGACCCGCGGCGTGGTCGAGGGCACCGGCACTGTGGCAAACGCGCTGCGGGTCGGCCCGAACAGCCCGCTGCGCAGCGTCGGTCCCTGGACGATGGCGGGCTCGCTGTCAGGCAAGGTCGGCGCCGGTGTCTTCAGCTGGTACAACGACACGCCGTATCCGGTCCGGATCCGATCGGTGCGCGCCACAGTCGGCACCGCGCCGACCGGTGCATCGATCATCGTGGACGTCAACATCAGCGGTACGACGGCGTTCACCACGCAGGCGAACCGGCCTACCATCGCCGCTGCGGCCACCACGTCCGGCAAGGTCACCAACATGGACACCGTGACCGTCCCGGTCGGCGGCCGGATCAGCGTAGACATCGACCAGGTAGGATCTACGGTGGCCGGTGCTGACCTGATCGTGCAGGTGGAGGTGTCCTAGTGGCCATCCAGCGCAACGGGCTGTCGGTCAATGGCACCTTCTCCAACACGGGCAGCGCCACCACCATCAACCCGACCCTGCTGATGACCGCGCTCAAGCCGGGCGACCGCGTAGTGGCCTTCCTGGCCAGCATCGCCACCAACCCGACGATCACCGGCGTGCCGGCCGGATGGACTCAGGTGGGCACGCTCTACAAGCCCACCACGACGCTGGCCTCCGCAGTGTTCTACCGCGACATCCTGGTCGACGACGACACGGATGCGACCCAGACCTGGACATGGAGTGCCGCAGGCCGGATGACCTCCGCCCTGGTGGGATACAGCGGATCGGACCTCACGATCGCTCCCACCGCGGCAGGACCGAACACCGGCTCCGGCACTTCGTTCAGCAGCACTGCCCAGACCGTGGCCGACGGCGACTGGCTCCTGACGCTGGTCACCGCGCGGCAGAGCCCCGGCGATGCGGGGGCCACCGAGTTCACCGCAGCCAACCCGGCCGACTTCGAGGTCTTCGACATGCGAGCCAGCGCCACCGGCACGACCCCGCAGCTGGTCACCTCGTACGCCGACACCAACGGCGCGCTGCCCGCGGGATCGACGAACCGCACGATCAACATCGACAAGACCATGGCCGAGGCCCACGTCTGGTCCATCCGGCTCCGCGCGCCCCTCTCCACCGCTGGCTGGCGCGTCGGCGCTCCCATCCGCTGAGCAACGCCAGCCCACCCCGCAGGAGGGAACATGCACGACGCCATCTTCCGGGACGGCCCCGTGGCCGACCGCAAGCTGACCGTCAGGAGCGATCTCGGCGTCCTGGTGGTCGATGCCCAGGCGTCGCTCGCGTGGCTCTACGTGAGCAACGACGGCGGCTCCTACTACGACCTGAAGATCGACGAGAACTCCGACCCGGTCACCGGCGCACGCCAGCTCGACGAGAACCTGGCCATTCAGGCCGCCGAGCAGGGCTACGACGTCATGGCCGTGCCGGGCAACGACCCCGGCCAGCCCGACCCGGGCGAAGGTGACCCGGGCGGCGGCGAAGGCGGGGGCGAAGGCGAGGTGCCCACCGATGGCCAGTAACCCCAACCCGACTCGAACCAGCGACGCCCTCTGGTGGTTCTGGACCGAGTTCAAGAAGATCGAACCGTCCGCGCAGTACGGCGGCACGTACGCGGAGAAGCCGGGGTACCACTCGTACCGGGACCGGCTGAAGAAGACGGACTACTCCGTCGAGGACGTCGCCAACGACCGCAAGGGCTCCGGCACGAAGTGCTCGGCGATCGACCTGTCCATGTCCGACGCCGCGATGCGCAAGTACTCGAAGCGCCTCGACGCAGCGATGCGCGCCCGCGACAAGCGGTTGTTCATCGACGGCAAGCCGATCCTGCGGGAGTTCATCGGCACCAAGGACAGCAAGAGCGTCTACTGCTACGTGCTGGTCGGCGGCAAGCAGCTGGGCGTGGGCGCCGACTCGGGCCCTGACTCGGGTCGCGACAAGAGCCACCTGTGGCACATCCACCTGAGCTTCATCCGACTCTTCAATGAGTCCAGGGACGCCATGGAGCGGGTGCTCTCCATCCTGAAGGGCGAGAGCGAAGACGCGTGGCTGCGGCGGCACGGCGTCGTCACCGACAAGCCGAAGCCGCAGCCGACACCCGCGAAGCCGCCGGTCAAGCCGACCGGTGGCCTGCCTTCCCACGCCCGCGGCTCCCGCGAGGTCAAGGAAGGCATGCGCGGCACGGACGTGCAGTGGGTCCAGAAGTGGATCAGCTCGAAGCACATCGGCCCTGCCGATGGCATCGCCGGCCCGCGGTTCACCGCTGGCGTGAAGTGGTATCAGAACATGCGCGGGCTGCGCGCAGACGGAATCGTCGGGCCCAAGACCTGGGCCGCGATGGGGGTGAAGTACAACGGCTGAACAGGGCGGGCTCATGCCCGCCCTCATCCCGGGCCGCCGCGTTCAGCGAAAACCGGGCATACTGAACAACGCATATGAAATGTGGTGGCCATGCAGATACGGGATGTGATTCTTGGCTGCTTCATGGTGGGCTGGATCGCCGTCACGATCATCACGGCCTGGAAGACCGGCACCGTGCCGGCCGAGCTGTGGGCAGTGCCCGGTGTGGGTATTGGTGCACTGATGGCGCTCTTCCGCAGCTCCGACGGCAACACTGATCGCCGCGGGCCCGAGGTCACCGACCGCGACCCGCAGAAGGAGCTTCCATGAACGAAGTAGTGAACGAGCTGCTCAGCACGGCACCGGCACTCGCCTGGCTCATCGGAGCCGCGATGGTGACTTACCCGCTGGCAGCGGCTGCTCTCCGGCCGCCCACGCAGAAGGTTCCTCGCCGCAGCAAGGAGGGCAACCACTGATGGAAACTCCCGAGAACCGGTCCAGCCGACCGCGCGAGAGCGTGAAGCGGCGGATGGTCTGGCTCGGTCTGTTCATCGTCTCGGTGGCAGGCCTGGTCATCATGACCATCAGCGGGATCCAGCAGCGCAACTACGTCAACTGCAATGCCCGTCAGGTCGAGATCCTGATCCAGTACCAGCGTGAGGCGAGCATCGCAGCGCGCGAGGAGCGAGAAGCCACCGACGTCGTACGCGTCGCGCAGCGCTCCGGCGACCGCCAGGCGGAGCTGAAGGCCATCGACCGGTACTTCGAGATCCGCAAGCAGACCGACGCCCGGCGCGCGCGTACGCCGCTGCCGGAACTGCCGCAGAGCGTCTGCGGTAAGGAGCCCAGCGCCTCCCTCCGGTGAGCGCTGTCCACCCCACGGAAGGAACCAAACCCATGAGCGACTTCGACGCTCCGGTCACCGAGCCGGTGGCCGACGGCAAGGGCAAGACCGAGACGAAGACCTGGGCGGCGACGCTCGCGGCCTTCGTGCTCTCCCTCGCCGGCCTGACCGTCCTGACCTCGGTCGACTCGGACATGATCAAGTCCCTGCCGGACTGGCTGGAGACCCCGGCCTACTCGCTGCTGTCCGCGGCGATCGTCTACCTGACCGCGTTCAACACCGCCCACAAGCCGGGCCAGCTCTCGCTCTCGGCGCTCAAGGCCGCGCGCGCCACGCGCCGGGTCTGACCACCAGCAACACCAAGCGGCCCCGGCCTGCTCTCGCGAGCGGGCCGGGGCCGCTTTTCTGTTCCCCCCGGAGCAGTCTTCAGGAGCCGTCCGACTGGTGCAACGTGCAGGTCACGCGCTGCCGAACCGGAACGAGCAGAACACGCCCTCGTCGCGCTTCGGGAAGAACCCGAGCCGCTCCAGCCGAATCAGTTCATCGTCGGTGAACTGGTCCGGGTCGGCCATCACGGTCAGGTGGTCGTGCTCGCAGTGCAACGGGCTGGTGAAGTTGGAGGGGTACTTGGCCAAGATCTCCAGCGCCTCCAGCAGGTCCTTCCAAGCGGGTGGCATACGCGCTCCTCTCGTGTCTGTCCCTGACGGGGCCCAGAGACGGCGAAACCCTCCGCCGAAGCGGAGGGCCACCGTTTGCTGACCAAGCTGGAGGATGGAGGACTCCGCCCAGTAGCAACCCCACGAAGACCGTACTACACCACAGCCCCCTCCGCAACCCGCTCGCGCTCAGCGCGCAGCTTCTCGACGATCTCCACCAGCCACGCCTTGTACTCATCCTCGGTCATCAGAAGCCCACAGGACTCGTTGGAGCACTCCCGGTAGTGGTCGGGGTCTTCCGGATCCAGGACGAGCGTGGAGACCGTGTCACAGCGACGGCACGGGACGCCCCACATCACGAGGGGCTTCGGCGTTGCCTCGCCCAGCGCAGCGCGCAGCTGCGTCTTCAGCGTGCTCAGGTCCTCGGCGAACAGGCCGATGTCCGGATCCCGGTCGGCGAAGCTGTCGAGCCGATACGCCAGCCACTTCAGCAGGGTCGGCGCGGTCAAGGCATAGAACTGCGACTGGGGCTCGTACAGCTCCTGCCACCGCTCGATCCACTGGGCCAGCACGGTGGCGACGCTCAGCGCGCCGACCTGGTCCGGCCCGGACTTCAGGGGACCCCAGGTCGCCGGCGCCATCAGGTCGACGACGGTGACGTTGATGGGCAGCTGGCGCTCCTTGCTGCCCGACACCGACGGCTTCTTGCTGCGGCCCGGTGTGTTCGCCATCGGCAGCAGCGCCGCGATGGGATCCCGCGGGGTGCCGTCCTCCGTCATCCGGGTGCCGACCAGTTCCTGCTCCTGCTCGGCCAGACGGCGGTACATCGAAAGGACTGCCTGACGATCGCGCTCCAGACGACGTCGGCCGGATTCACATGTCTGCGAACGATCAGGGGCGTGCTGCTCAGCGCCCTGGCGGTATACCAGGCAGAGCACGCAGTATGGCTCACTCATGGCGTCTCTCCTGACCTCGCGCACTCTCATGTACGATGCTCGAAGATCGCCAGTCCGGGAAGCCTGGTGGTCCGGTTCTGATGAGGGCACGACCGGTAGGGGGTTCCGGTCGTGCCCTCTTCGTATTCACACGCCGATGACCGTGACCATCCGGCGGATCAGCTCGTCTCGGCTCATACACCTGTCGTGGATGTGCTGCTGGATGCGCCACTCCCGCATCAGCTCGTAGCGCGCCAGCGAGTCGCCGATGATGACCATGCCCTCGGGGACGCTGTCGTCCTCGACCAGACGGATCAGCGGCTGCCCGCCGCTCACCACCGACCGCGCCGCTTACGCCGGTAGGCCGTGCGCATTGCGGCCATGCGATCCAGGTCTGCGATCGTCGGCATCGCCAGAGCCTGCGTGAGCCCCAGGCTCAGCTTCACGTTGCCGACCATGGCCCGGAGCGCCTCGCGCGCCTTGCCAAACTCCAGGTTCAGCTCCTTCGTGGTCATCCGCATCGGCCGAATCAGCTCGGTCGCGTTAGGTCCCAGCCAGGTGGTCTCCTGTGCCGGGACGGTTGCCACTCCGTCAGAGGACATCCAACCCATCTCCTTCCACTCGCTTCCCAGCTCCAGTGTGGTTGGGGCCCCGGTGCCGATAGGCGCCACATAGAACGAGCCCCTCTTCTTCATCTCATAGCGCTCGGGCACACCGTTGGCGTCGAGCACCTCGAAGTCTCCGCGGCAGCCACAGGGGCAGCCGTCCATCCGGCGCCGATCGATCAGCTTCTTCGCCTTCGCACGGATCAGGTTGCCTGGCATGCATTCGCTCGGGGTGAAGGCGTGGTGCGCATTGAGATCGCCGACGTGCTCGTCGTGGCCGGTGAGCACGCAACCGACGTCCCAGTACATGGCCCAGCCGCCACCCCGGAGTCGGCTCGCTGTGCGGATCGCGTCGAGGAAGACCTCGTCCGGGATGTCCTTGCACTGCATGAGCAGCTCCTTGGGTGGGCGGCGGCTGGAGCCAGCCTACCTGTTGATCACGACTTACCTGGGCACACCATGGCGTGAAGCTCCAGGTCACGGCCATCCACGGACGCGCCGCCAATCAGCCGGGTCCCGGTGTCCTGCACGCTCGCGGTCACCGACATGTCGATAGGTTGCTCGCAGCGCGGACACCGGACCGGCACGGTGAGGCCGTCGATCGAGGTGTGCCCGACGACCGTCTGACCCTCCTCGACCTCGTCCGCCATCCGGTCCAGAGCGACCAGCTCCTCCAGGTCGATGGAGTTGACGTCCATGCCGACGCCCAGCAGGATCACGCCGCGAGCCTCCACGCCGAACTGCTCCAGCAGCTCCGGCAGGCGCTCCATCATCTCCGTGTCGTCGTCCTGCACGCCGGTCACGACGAGCACGTCAGCCGGGGAGACGCGCACCACATCCTCGACACTGCCGAGCAGGCGCTCCAGCAGTGCGCGTCCCTTCCTGCGGTTGGTCACCGGCGCCCCTGCCGACGGCGACGGTAGGCCCGCGCGATGCCGAGCACCACGACGAGCGCGACGGCGAGCAGCACGAGCAGAGCGGGACCGCTGATCCCGGTGGCGTCCTCGATGCCGGAGGCCGAGTACGCCAGGAGGTTCTTCTGAGTCATCTGTTCTCCTTCCCCGCGGCAGATGCCGCTGGTGGTGGTCTACCGGTTGGTGTTACCCCGGCCGGACGTGGACGTGGTGCCCTTGCCCTTCAGGATGTCGAGGAACGACGGCTCGCCCTTGGCCTGGGCGTTCGCCTCGGCCTCCTTGACGGCGTCACCGACGGCCTTGAACACCGTCGCCCAGCTCGTGGCCTTACGCGTGGTGTTGATGGAGTCCGCGGTGCTGTGCAGGAGCGCCGGGGCGGTCGAGGCCGGCACGGTCGCCTCCATGACGTTCTGCTCCTCCTCCACGTCGGGCATGCCGTCCTGCTCGATCAGGCGCCGACGGACGATCTTGATCTCGTAGTAGTCGGTGATCTTGTCGGTCATGATGTTCCCCTTCTCTCACCGGTCGATCCGGCGAAGCTTGTGATCCCTCAGCTCATCGAGATGTCGACGAACCGGGACAGGTGGAGCTGGGCCGCCACCGTCACGGTGTCGGTCGGCCCGTTGCGGTGCTTGGCCACGATGAAGTCCGCTTCGCCAGCGCGCGCGGACTCCTTGTCGTAGTAGTCGTCACGGTGCAGCAGGATGACGACGTCTGCATCCTGTTCGATGCTGCCGGATTCACGCAGGTCGGAGAGCTGGGGGCGCTTGTCCTGGCGCTGCTCAGGACCGCGGTTCAGCTGCGACATCGCGATGACCGGGCACTCGATCTCCTTCGCCAGCAGCTTCAGGCCGCGCGACAGCTCTGATACCTCCTGCTGCCGGGACTCCGAGCGCTTCGGCGACGTCATCAGCTGGAGGTAGTCGACCACCAGCAGCTTCAGGTTGTGGCGCTGCTTGAGCCGCCGAGCCTTCGCGCGGATCTCCATCAGGTTCAGCGAGGGGCTGTCGTCGATGAAGATCGGCGCGTCGCCCACCTCGCCCAGCCGCTTGCCCAGCTTCACCCACTCGTCGTCACCGAGATTGCCAGAGCGCAGCATGTGCAGCGGGACCCGGGCCTCCGCGGCGAGCAGGCGCATGACGATCTCGATCCGCGACATCTCCAGCGAGAACACTGCGCTCGCCTGGCCGGCACGGATCGCGGCATTGCGGACGAAGTCGATGCCCACCGTCGACTTGCCCAGCCCAGGACGTCCGGCCACGATGATCAGTTGACCTGGGTGGAGTCCGCCCAGCAGCCGGTCGAGGTCACGGAAGCCGGTCGGCGTGCCGAGCAGGTCAGACCCGGCCTTGCCCGCGGACTCGATGTCGTCGAGCGTCGACTGGAGTGTCTCGGCCAGCGTGACGAAGTCATTGGCGTTGCGCGCGGTCGTGATGTCGTAGACCGCCTGCTGCGCCAGGTCTACGGTGTCGGAGGCGCTACGGCCAGAGCCGTCCTGTCCGTACCCGAGCTGGGCGATCCGAATCCCCGCCTCGACGAGTCGCCGCATGACGGCCTTCTCGCTGACGATCCGGCCGTAGTAGGTGGCGTTCGCCGCGGTGGGTACGAACTCCACCAGCTCGTGGATGTACGGCACGCCACCGACCCGCGCCAGCTCACCGGCGTCCGCCAGGTAGGCGCTGATGGTGACGGCGTCCGCGGGGGCACCCTCGGCGAACAGCTTGGTGATCGCGTCGAAGATCTGCGCGTGGCGCGGCAGGTAGAAGTCCTCCATGGTCAGGATCTCGACCACGTCGGAGATCACGTCCCGGGAGAGCAGCATGCCACCTAGCACAGCCTTCTCAGCCTGCGCGTCATGAGGAGGGCGACGGTCCGCGCCGCGCTGTACGTCCTCAGCCAGGTCAAGCACGAGCCGTCCCCTCCTCATCCTCGTCGGCGGCCCACGAAGGGCCAGGTGTGATGGCGCGCAGCTCGTCGATCGCTCGCTGCGCGGCCGGGGAGCCGGACTTCTTGGCCAGACCCTCCAGCAGCTGAGCGAGCGCCTCGCGGGCAGTGCCGGACCCACGCTCGGCGGTGATCGCCCTGGTGGCGTCCCACTCGAACCGCGAGGGCAGCTGCCGAGCCTCGTGAGGCTGCTCGCGGCGCCGCTCCTCGCGGATCGCCCGGACCCCGCGGCGGATGTCCGCCGGCATGATCCATTCGGTCTTGTCGCGGTAGTGGCGCCGGACCGCCTCCAGGCAGTCGATCAGATCCAGGTCCCCGAGCACGGTGAACCAGGCCTCGGCCAGCTGCTCACCCTGATCTCCCACGACCTTCCGGTTGTCGAACACGGCGCAGGCAGCCAGCACACGGGCGGCGTCTGCGGGAGACCTCATGCCGCCCCCAGCTCAAGCTGCTCCGAGCCGCCCGAGCCGTACTTCTGCTCCAGGCGCTCGGCCACGCTCATGGCCTCGTCCGCCCGGCTCGGCCCGTTGCCGACGCGCGCCAGTCCGTCGCCGCGGGCGTCGGGGTCACGCCGCATCCGGCCCATGAGGTCGGTGTTGTCGGGCTTCATGTGGTGCCGCAGCTTGAACGGCGACTTGATGTTGATGGACCAGAACGGGTGACGCTGCGTCCACTCGATGACCTGCTTCAGCTCCTCGACCGAGAAGCCGTCGATGTCGATCATCTTGCGCATGTCCTCGTACCAGGCCTTGCCGATGGCCGGGACGCGCCCCTTCGAGTCGTTGCGGCCGATCAGGGTGGCCATGCCCTTGCAGAGCATCTCGATCTCAGGCCGGATCGGCGACGGGTCTCCGACCTTCTCGGCCTTCTTGGCGACCTTCTCGCGCTCCGCGGCCTGCTTCTTGCGGTGGCCCGCCCAGCGCGCCTCGGCACCGGCGGCACCGGCGAGGGACTTCTTCTGCCTCAGCTCGGCGACCGCGGCGGAGCTGCGCTGGTGCTTCAGGTAGTCGTGGATGTAGATCTGGCCGCGGCGAGGAGTGTCGCAGCGCGAGCAGTCGCTGTGCTCGTCGTGCCAGACGCCTTCCTCGATCATCTCCTTGATGACGGTGTCGTCGACACCCATGTGCTTGATCGAATTGATGGGCACGTGGCCGTCGGTCATGCCGTTCGCCGACGTGCAGATGGCGATCACCTGCGCGGCGATGGCCATCAGGGGGTTGCTCATCGAGCTGATCTTCAAGTTGAACGGGAGATCCTGGGAGATCCGGACAAAGAGCCGGGAGTCCTCCGGGGTCTCCTGCGCGAGTCGAGGCTTTGCCACTTGCTCGCTCCTCCTCCGTTGCAGGGTTTATGCTGGTCAAAGCATTTTCTGGGGTTGCTGCCTCACGGCTGTTGTTGGCACATGCGTCACAACAACGTGGGTACAAACCTAGAGCCTCGGAGCGTCGAAAGCAAGTGCCATCGGACATCTTCCTCGGACCCTGGCGAGATCCCCGGATCATGCATCGTTGGTACATCCGTTGCCACAGCATAGTGGCTGGTCTAGCATGACCAGCATGATGAGGACCGGAGATCAGCGAGGCTTCCGCGTGGGTGCCCTGTGGCACGACTACGCGAAGGTCGTTGGCGACGCCGGCCGCTCTGCCGACCTTCGACGGTACCTGGAGTGGCGCACCGATAACCCCACCATGCAGCTTCCCGGGGCACTATCCGATCCCCGTGCGGACGGTGCCCCGGTCCGTAAGTTCCGAGTCCATGACGACATCTGGAAGCCGTACGCCCACCTGTTCGTGGACGACGAGCGCCGGATCTCCGCGGACCTGCGGACCTACATCGCGTGGCGCCTGAAGTACCCCGCGCTTCCACTACCGGGCCAGACCCGGGTGCCGTACAAGCTGACCCGCCGCAAGGCCGAATGACGAGGGCCGCTCCAGACCGGAGCGGCCCTCTCTGTGTCACAGGGTCACGTTCAGGGTGATCCCCCGCCGCTTGCCGTCGTCGTGCTCCAGGAGCCCCTTGGCGGCCAGCAGGCGCAGCTGGTACCGAACAGGACCAGGGCCCGACAAACGGGCCGCAGCGGCGATCTCGCGGTAGGAAGGGATGCGTCCGTGCTCGCGCCGGTACTGCGCCAGGAACGTCAGGATGGTTCGCTGGCGAGGCGTCACCCGTACACGCTCGATCGGCGCCCTGTCCCGCGCCGCGCTCGTGCTCTCCCACCGAGCCTCGCCATCCTCGACGACGGCCATCGTGATGAAGCCGGATGGGAACGTCATCCGAGCTGCTCCACCGCGCCGCAACGCTTCAGGGTCTGGATGACGTCGTTCAGGGTGGGATCCGCTGGCGGTCGGTAGTTAGGCGTGGGTAGCGCCCACGGATAGGTGGGCGCCAACGCCATGAAGAAGTCCGGCACCTCGACGAAGGCCCGTAGGTCGTTCAGCTCGTTGGTCTTCAGCTGCCACGATCCGTTCTTGAAGTACAGCTCCACCGTCCAGCGCGCCAGCCGGTGCTCCATGACGGAAGCGAGCTGGACGTAGTCCTCGCAGCCAAGTCGCTCAGCGATCAAGCCGCCCGGGTCCAGCCGGTAGACCAGCACCGACTCCTCGGGTAGGTGCCGCCGAGGAGTGTCAGCCAGCATGTTCGCCCGGATCATCCGGTCGATGTCCATCGTTCTCCTCTCGGATGCGCAACGGCGCGGCCCCGCGCGAGCAGGACCGCGCCGTGGCGGCGGGAAGGGTTACTTGGTGTTGACGTTCACGCCGGCGCCCGAGCCGACGATGACGGTGCAGTTCGGGTTCGACGAGCAGGCCTGCGCCTGCTTCGTCTGCTCCTGAGCGATGGCCAGCTCGTTCTGGAGCCGCTGGATCTCGATCCCCTGGGTCCCGGCCTGCCTCAGCTTGTTGGCCGCGTCCACCTGCGACTGGACCTTGATCTGCTGCGCCCGCGCCTGCTGCTCGGCGGCGAACACGTCGGCCCGTGCCTGGGCGATCTTCGCGTCGTTGTAGTTGCCGTCGGTCACGACCACGTCGATCGGCGGGCAGGAGTTCTTGTCGTCCCGGTTGTAGCCGGGGCCGCAGAACCAGGCGCCGGGCTTGCCGTACTCCTTGTTCAGCTCGTTCGAGATCGCCGCCGCCAGCTTGGTGTAGGCGCCGTTCAGATTGTTGTCGACCTCGTCTGCGGTGAATGCCGGGGTGCTGTTGCGGACCGCGGCCTCCATCTTCGGGATGACCGTGACGTAGAGCATGTCCCGCCAGCCCGGGTCCTTCTGCTGCTCCTCGGGCGACTTCTCCGGGTCGAGGTC